TTACAATCCGAAAAATTATTCCAACCATCAACTTGTCAAGCAAATAGTCGCGGAGTTGGGAATCGGCACACGCACGTATTACGACTACGTTGAGCGCTTTGGCAAGGCTGCGTATTTGCTTGCGCCGTCGATCCAGCGCGCATCGGAAAGAATGTTCTCAATTCCGACCAGAGAAATTGTCTCAGATCGCAGATAGTGCCTTTGTTGCGCTAAAAAGGGCAGTTTGTCTAAGCTGCTGATACAATCTTCACCGCAGTAAATTGCCCAATAAGGAGAAAATTATGTCAAATCTTGAGTCCGCCAAGGCGGCTATTCAAGCGGAGTTGTCACATGCAAAAGAGGGACTCGCATACTATCATTCGCGTATCGAGTCGTTGGAAAAGATGCTCACGCAACTAGCGAGCGTCGGTGGTTCAAGCGAAATGCCAACCGAATTACCTGTAACCCAGGTGAAGCGCGGACGTAAGCCAGGAGTTGCAAAAGCGGCCAAGCCCGCCAAGAAGAAGGCGGGCAAGGGATCGTCCGGTGGAAGCGACTTGCCGTTTACCGGAGGTGACTTTTGGCCGAATCTGGTCCTTGATACGCCTCGGTCTGGATCGGATATCTTGAAAGCAGCGATCGCATCGCTAGGATTTGCCCCGTCAAAATTGCAAGAGCAGAAACTGTTGGGCCGCATGACATTCGCATTGAATGCGTTGGTCAAGGCTAAGAAAATTCAGGATTCCGGCAGAGGTAGAGAACGTCGTTTCTTCAAAGCGTAATTTGCAAAAAAGACAACTATGGTGTTGCATTATATCGATTCTTTGAAGGTTGCGGTGGAAATTAATGTGCGGGAAAACCCGCACGTTTTAGTTCAATACTTTCCCGCACGTTTCAGGCAAAATTCAGTCCTTAATCAGTAGATTGAAAAATTGAGTCCAAAGAAAGCCCCGCCTAAAAACGGGGCTTTTTTGCATTTCGGCTACTGATTTCGACCGTCGATCCATTCGGATCACAAATCACATAAAGGCAATACCATGAATATTCAAGAAACTATCGCAGCAGACCAAGCAACCGTCACGGCCGATCAAGCGGCGTTGGACACGGCTACCGCAACGCTGACCGCCGACCAAGCAAAACTCGCTGCGGTTCAACCTCATTTGGATTTGCTGGACAAACTGGAAGCGGACATCGCAGCAGTCGAGGCCGGCGCGGACGCGACTTTGACCGCCGCCTACGACACCATCAAAGCGTCGATCGAGCCGTTCATTGCGCAGATGCGCGCCCTGTTCACTTCGTAAATCCAATTGCGGCTTGCGGGACGCTGCAAGCCGCATTCAACTCACAGGGAGCAATCGTGTTCAAAGACTTTTGGAAGAAAATTCAATCGATCCTGACTGGCGACAAGTCGGTTGATGTCGTGATTGGCAAGCTCCACAGCGTGCGGGACGAACTGCATGAGTGCGCCGAGCATCATACCGACGTTGCGGCATTCCATGCGGAAGTCGCCGACGCCGCCACGGAATCTCAGCAACTAGCATTAGATGAGGCGGCTAAGGCGACCAAAGTGGCCGACAACATCGGGCAACTGGTCGGCTAAAGTAAATGGAGTGGCAGAGCAGGTATTGCAGCCGATTAACGCGGCCAAATTTGTGGGGTCGAGTCCCACCTCCAGCAAATGGCCCGAAATCGGAATCCCGGTTTCGTGCCTTGTCTTTTCAAGCATGACGGTTGCAGACGCCAACAGTGGCTACCGCAGGCAGCGTACTCACGGTAGCAGCCGTCAACCTTGAGGGTGACAGCGCCAATCGACTGATCGACGATCCAGGTCGTGCGGATTCCCTCACTCTTTTCTCCCACGCGCCAGCAATGGCGCTTTGCCCCGGCCCAGCGATGCGCCGGGGCTTTTTTTTGAATAGTCCATCGCAGTAGTTGATGGCAATGATGCCGATTCATTTCGGCAGGACGCAAAACCGCATGAACCCGTTTCCCAAAACTCGCCTCACAAGTAGCCCGGTCACGGCGCCGCTCCGGTACAAGAAGCAATTAAAACCGCTTTCGCCGCCGCGCGCCGAACCATTGACCATCTATTCCGCGCGCAACCCGGCCATGCCGTGGCTTGCCGCCGCAATCGATGGCGACACAGGCGACGAAGACTGGTCCAGGACATGGGTGCGTGCCGGCGCAGGCGTCGAAGTCCGCAACTAGCGCCAGAGCCGCGCGACGTATCGGCAAACGCAGTCACCACCAAACAGCGCCACCAGGCGCGCAACAAGGGTACGTATGCACCAATCAGTATTGCAAGCTCCAACCGCCGCAGCCGTCGATCCGGTCATCTTCCAAGCGGAAGACCACGACCCGGAAGTCACTGCGGCGGTAAATGCCGTGATCGAGGCGGCGAAAGCCAGGAAGCAGACGATCGACGTCGGCCCGGAATTGATGGCATCGCTGTACGCCTACGTCAAAGACAACAACGTCCGCCCGCAGATCGTCAAATCCAGGTCGCAGGCCAAGCGCATGACGGCCAAAGACCCGGACGGCTATCGCTGGAAGGTGGGTGAGCGCTATTTCATGGTCGTCGCAGCAAAGGGCGCGCCGACATGACTTCGGTTCATTTCTCGTCGGCCACGCCGGAGTGGTCAACGCCAATATCGGTTTTCGATGCACTCAATGCCGAGTTCAAGTTCACCCTCGATCCGTGCGCCACGCATGAAAGCGCGAAATGCAAAAAGTATTTCACCCGCAAGGAAGATGGCTTGGCGCAAAGCTGGAGCGGCGAGATTGTATTCATGAACCCGCCGTATGGCAGCGAAATCAAGAAATGGATGCGCAAGGCATACGAATCTTCCTGCCAGGATGGAGCGACCGTCGTTTGCCTGATCCCTACGCGCACCGATACGGCGTGGTGGCATGACTACGCAGCAAAAGGGGAAATCCGGTTCATTCGCGGTCGCCTCAAATTCGGCGGCGCAGCGCAGCCAGCGCCATTTCCTTCCGCCGTGGTGGTTTTCAGGGGAAAGCAAGGCTGATGCAGCGCATCGGCCAAGCATTTGCAATTGCACCGGGATTTAGTTACAGCCGAAAGGAGAAAGCAGTCAATGAGCAAGGACGCCAAGCAAAAGCCGGATATCGACTGGATCGCCATCGAGCGCGAATACCGCGCCGGCATCAAGTCGGTGCGCGCCCTTGCATCCGAGTTCGGCGTGACCGAAGGCGCGATCCGCAAGCGTGCAAGGAAGGACGATTGGCAGCGCGACCTTGCGCCGAAGATCAGGGCGAAGGCCGACGATCTGGTACGCACTGCAACGGTACGCAGCGTGGTACGCACAGAAAACGCTATCTCGGAGCGCGTACTGGTCGAGGTCAATGCGCAGGTTCAGACCGACATCATTCTGTCCCATCGCAAGGATATCCAGCGCGCTCGCAAGGTGACGATGAGCCTGCTTTCCGAGTTGGAGCATCAGACCGACAATCTCGATCTGTACGACCAATTGGCCGATTTGTTGTTCGCTCCCGAGGAAAGCGGCGCGGACAAGCGCAACGAACTGTTCAACAAGGTAATCAGCCTGTCGGGCCGGTCGTCGACCATGAAGACGCTGGCCGATTCGCTGAAGTCGTTGATCGCTCTGGAGCGCGAAGCGTTTGGCGTCGACCAAAAGGACAATGGCAGCGAGAACGGCGTCGAAGCCGTACTGAAGCGCATCGCATTGGCCGATGGCCAGCAGTGACGCTTTAAAGGTCGCGGCGATTGAGCGGCTTCGCAACGATCAGGTATTGCACGCCAAGACGTGCATGTCGATTCTGGACAAGAACGGATCGAAAGTAGCGCTGGAGTTCAACAAGGCGCAGCTTTACATTCACAGCCGGATCGAGGCGCAACTTTCCGCGACCGGCAAGGTTCGGGCAATCATCCTGAAGAGTCGGCAACAAGGCGCTTCGACCTACATTGCCGACCGCTTCTATCATCGCACGTCGATGCACTTCGGCAAGTCCGCGTTCATCGTGGCGCATGAACAAAAGGCGACCGATAACCTCTTCAACATGGTGAAGCGGTATCACGAAAACAATCCCATCGCGCCGGCCACCAGCGCGACGAACGCCAAGGAACTGAAGTTTTCGATTCTCGACGGCGGCTACAAGCTGGCGACCGCCGGCTCGAAGGACGTGGGCCGCTCGAACACCGCGCAATTTCTGCACGGCTCCGAGTTTGCGTTTTGGGATAACCCGGAACTGCACTTCGCCGGTCTGGGCAACACGATTTCGGACAATCCGGGCACAGAAATCATTCTGGAATCGACGGCCAACGGCATCGGCAACAAGTTTCACAAGCTGTGGCAGGACGCGGAAGCCGGCATCGGCGAATACATCGCCATTTTCGTGCCGTGGTTCTGGCAAGACGAGTATCGCGCGGTCATCCCCAAGGATTTCGCGCTGTCGCAAGACGATCGCTTGTACATGGACGCTTACGACCTCGATCTGAGCCAAATGGTCTGGCGGCGCAACAAGATTCAGACCTACGGCCAAGGTTTCGAGTGGCTTTTCGACCAGGAATACCCGGCCACGCCGAATCTGGCCTTCAGGACGGCGACGAACGACCCGCTGATTAGCCCGACCACGGTGATGGCGGCGGTCAACAGCCTCTTTCGAGAAAAAACCGGCGCATTCATCATCGCCTGCGACCCGGCAGAGTACGGCGCCGACCGCACGGCGATCGCTTTCCGGCATGGCCGCACGGTATTTCGGATCGAGTACCACGAAAAGAAAGGCCCGATGGAGGTTGCCGGCTTGCTGGCAGCTTACTGGAAAGAATTCCAGCCTGACGCCATGTTCATCGACAAGATCGGCATCGGCTCCGGCATCTTCGACCGCCTGCTGGAGTTGAACATCCCGGTAATCGGGGTCAACTCGGCGACCAGGGCGGAAAGCGCCGACCTGTACGCCAACAAGCGCGCGGAAATCTGGTACCGCATGAAGGAATGGCTCGAAGACCAGCCGTGCCGCTTGCCGAACGACAGTGCATTGATCGCGGACATATCGGCGGCGGGCTACAGGTATGCATCCAATGGCACGCGCTTGATGGAGTCGAAGGAATCCATGAAGGCGCGCGGCATTCGTTCACCGGACGGCGGCGATGCCATTGCACTGACCTTCGCAGAAAACGTCGCATCCAAGGCGGTGCGCGAAGATCGCATGCACCGACGCACCCAACAGCAAGCGCCTTCCCGCGCCGGCTATTAACCAATCAAGGCAGCCATGCAGAACCCGCACGACCAGCAGCACAAGGACTACGAAGCGCACGCCCGCAAGATTTGGGGCCATGACGCGAACCCGTTGAATGCCGACGCCAACGCTGCACAGGCGCTTGTGCCAGCCGTGACGATCATTGCCGACGCAGCCGCAGCGCCCGCACAGGGAGACGACCACGGATCGGCAAGCGAGATTGATAACACCGTGCCGACCACCAGCACCGCGCCGGCTGTCAAGGATGGCAAGACGCAGGCGGCGATACCGGCAGTCAAGCCGGGAGCATTGCCAATGGTCGATATCGGCGCTGGCAAATCGCTACAGGCGGGCATCGGCACTGCGGGCAACGAAGAACTGACGCCGGAAAGCGCCTACCGCAAGGCATGGGCTGCGACCGGAAACTAAAGCATCCAGGCAAGCGAAAGCAAGACAGACAAGCCCCTACCAAGGGGCTTTTTTTATAGGCAGCACATGACCGACCAGCAGCAACAAGCGCAAAACGAATACGTCGCGGCAGCAGAGGCCGGAATGAACTCCGACACCATCACGCCCTACGTCGCCATCGATGCGCTGGGCGGCATGCTGATCGGCGAGTTCCGGCGCGCCGAGATTGACCGCTTGCCGACCGAGCAGCGCTGGCTGCGCGACTTGCGCCAGTATCGCGGTGTGTACGACCCGGAAGTCGAAGCCTTGATCGGCAAGAACCGTTCCAAGTCGTTCAACCGCGCCACGCGCGTTAAGGTCAAGACGGTCGACGCCCGTGTCGCCGACTTGCTGTTTCCGTCCGGCAGCGAGCGCAACTGGACCATCGACCCTTCGCCCGTGCCGAGCCTGGACAAGGATTCGATCAGCCAGATCGCGCAAGTGTTGATGACGCAGCTTGGCCGCGCGCCGACCAAGCCGGAACTCGATGCCGCTGTCGTCAAGGCCGTCGCCGTTGCCGCCGACGCCATGACGAAAGTCATGGACGATCAGCTTTCCGAATCGCGCTACAAGCAGACCGCGCGCATGGTCCTGCATTCCGGCCACCTATACGGCACCGGCATCCTGAAAGCGCCCTTGGTCGAACGCAAGACCCGCACCAAGTTCCTGTTGGTCAAAGGCAAGTGGAAGATGAAGACGGAATCTTACGTGGTTCCGTTCGTCGATTACGTCCCCTTGTGGCGCTTCTATCCCGACATGGCGGCGACCGAGTTGGAGAATTGCCGCTACGCGTATGAGCGCCACCTGTTCACGCGCTCGGTGCTGGCCGGCCTCGCCGAGCGCAAGAGTTTCGACGGCGACAAGATCAAGGCGCACATTCTGGCGAACCCGCATGGGCTGCGCGAGATACGGCAGTTCGACGCCGAGATACGCAACATCGGGCATCGCATCTCGACCAACACGAAGGACGATGGCCTGTACGAAGTGCTGGAACGGTGGGGCTGGCTCGACGGCCAGACGCTATCCGATGCTGGCGTAGCCGTGCCGCCCGACCGCTTGCACGAAACATTCTTCTCGAATGTCTGGCTGTTCCCGAACGGCGAAGTCATCAAGGTCGTGTTGCAGCCGATCAATGGCGTGACCTGGCCGTATCACCTGTACTACTTCGACAAGGACGAAACCAGCATTTTCGGGGATGGCCTGGCTTCGATCATGCGCGACGATCAGGAAATGATCAATTCCGCCACGCGCATGATTCTGGATCACGCCGCCATCACAGCGGGGCCGCAGATCGAAGTCAACATGAAGTTGCTGGCGGACGGCGAAAAGGCCGACGACATGCATCCGTTCAAGATTTGGCCGCGCAACGGCGAAGACGCCAACGCGCCGATGATTCGCGTGGTGAAACTCGACAACGGCCTGGAAGAACTGATGCCGATCGTGCAGATGTTCCAGACCAACGCCGACGATGTGACCGCCATTCCGCGCTACATGCAGGGCGAGAACGCGACGCAGGGCGCAGCCGGCACCGCTTCCGGCATGTCGATGCTGATGTCGTCGGCGTCGATCGTGATGAAGGACTTGATCACGAACTACGACGAGGGCGTTACCCGCACCTTCATCGAATCGCTCTACAAGTGGAACATGCAGTTCAACCCGGACAACTCGGTCAAGGGCGACTTCGACGTGACCGCGCGCGGCACGGCCTCGCTGATGGCGAAGGAAGTCAGGGCGCAACAGCTTGACGCCTTCGCGCAAGCGGCATCGAACCCGCTGGACGCGCCCTACATCAAGCGCGAAGAACTGTTGCGCCAGCGCGCCGAAGCGCACGACTTGAGCGATGTCGTCAAAACCGAGGAAGAAGTCGCAGCCGAACAAAACAGCCAGGCGGCACAGCAGGCGGCGGCGCAGCAACAGCAATTGCAGCAGCAGATGCAATCGATCCAGATGCAGATGGCGCAAATGAAGCTGGACCAGTTGCAGGCCGATATCTCGAAGACGCTGGCCGATGTGGACCGCATCAAGGCGCTGACCGTCAAGGCCAACGTCGATACCGCGTATGCCGGCATGGAAGCGGGCGGCGTGGCTACCGAGAGGCCGGAAGTGGCACCAGCCGGCGACGCGATCCTGAAGTCTGCCGGTTGGGTCGACCACACGCCAGCTATCGCGCAGCAACCGGGTGCGCCTGTGCCGTCCAACTCCGCGCAGCCCGGATCGGCGCAAACCGGCCAATCGCAAGACGGACCCGTACCGGCAGGCATGGCGACCGCGAATCTTCCCGTGCCGCCGCAAGCGGCAGCAGCGCCGCCAGATCAATCGCAGCCGTCGATGGATGGCGGAACAAGCCAGGGTCAAGCCGGCGACCCACTGACCCCGCCAAGCGCGAATGTCGGCGCAAACGTCGGCGAACGTGTCGGCGAGCACGTCGGCATGGGGCAAGATCAATCGGAGCCGGGGCCAGCATGAAAACCGACAAGCAACTACGCGACAAGGTTGCCGAAGAAATCGGAGCGGTAGTCGACTACCGCAGTTCCGAGGCAATCAAGCATGTCGTCGCCTTGCTCGATGCGCTGCTGGCGACCTACCAAGCCGAGTTGGTCACGATCGACGCCGCGCAATTGGCGCGCAAGCAGGGCGCGGCGATGCAAGTCAAGGCGCTGTACGACTGCATCGTACACCCGGATCGCGGCAAGACGCCACGGGTGTGAGCAAGTCCCAGCCGCAGCCGGATTGCCGGCTTTCCATCAAGCCAACAGGAGAAACCGCATGGCAAACAGCAAGAAAGCAAAAGACGCACACGCCGAATTCGCGGCGGAATTCAACAAGAAGGACGAGCCAGCCGCCGATAACGCCGCATCGGCTTTCCCGGCAGGCGCGGACGGCGAGCCAGACGCACCCGCTGGCGCCGACGCTTCCGCCGATGCACCGGAAGGATCGCCGGCAGAAGAAGCCGCCGAATCTCCCGCCGCCGAAGCCGCCGAGCAAGCCGCAGGGCAGGGCGACGCTGCCGCAGCACCGGATGCAGCGCAGGACGCAGCACCAGCAGCAGGAGCGCCAAAGAACGAGCAGCAATTGAAATCCTGGGAAGGCCGCTTGAAAGCCAAAGAAAAGGAACTGGCCGACAAGGAAGCCGCGATGACCAATCCAAAACCGGGCGAATCCGACGCGAATCAGGCGGGCGCCGCCGACAACGGTGCAGGAGGCGGCGACGATAGCGGCAACGGCACCGACTCGCCAGACGCAACTGACGGCGCTACCGATGATTCAGGCGATCCCGCCGCAGCGCTGGCCGCAGATTTCGGCGAAGACTTCGTGCAACTGATTACCCAGTTGGTCAAGGGCATCGTCGGCAAAGGCGGGGCCAAGGACGATTCGAGCGACGTGGCCGCGACGGTTTCGCAGTTGATCGCCGAACTGCGTGACGAACGCCAGCAAAACCATTTCAAGGCGATCGCCGCCGCGCATTCCGACTTTCTCGAAGTGACCGACTCGCCGCAGTTCAAGGACTGGGTGGAAAGCCAGCCGCCAGCCGATCAAGCGAATTAC